TGAATGGTTACACAGGCTCACTGTTTCTCGACGGCTACGTGAGTGAATTGGTGGTATACGCCAGCGACCAAAGCGCCAACCGCACAGGCATCGAGTCAAACATTAACACGCACTATAGCATCTACTGATGAACGACTTTTTACTACAGAACTGGGGCGAGCTAGTTATTGCCCTGATGGCATTTGTGAAGGTTGTGATTAACCTCACACCCACAAAAAAAGACAACCAGATTTTTGGATATCTGGACAGTCTGATTAATATGATTATCGCAGATCGCATCAAACCCAACAACAAGAAATAATGGCAGCAACAGCAGGAATTATGAACGGCTCGCAACTGCGGGTCCAGTTCGCAAACGCAGGCGGCTCACCAGTATTGGTGGACCACTTGACTGATTTGTCTGTGTCTTTTAGCACTGAGACACGTGACACCACAACAAAAAACAACGGCGGATACCGCGCAATTTTGCCCGGCCTCAAAACACTGAACGTGACCTTTACTGCATTCTACGCAGCAGACGCTACCAACGGTTACGAAGAATTGTTTCAGGACATGAAGGACGGTCAAAAGCTGGGCGTAACCATTGCGTCTTTTCAGCAGTCTGACGACACTGAGATTACAGACGACATGGACATCGACTTCGACGCGTACATCACCAGCTTGGAGTTGAGCGCAGGCACTGAAGACAACGCGTCTTACACTGCTACTTTGGAGTGCGTTACTGACCCAACATTCACGCCTAGCGCATGACGATTACCCTAGACGGACGGACATTCCCAGTCAAGGCGAACATGCGCGCATGGCGCAGCTTTGAGCAAGCGACTGGACACAAGGTGGCCAACATCGACAGCGAGGACGTCACACTGATGCCTGAGCTGCTCTACTACTTTGTGCAGGAGGGCTGCAAGAAACAGGGCATGACCTTTGACATGGAAGTGGACGACTTTTTAGGATTGATTGACGTGCAGGACTTGACTGCTGTTGTCGAGGTGATTGAGGCCTCCATGACTCCGCAAAAAAAAACGGAGAACAAGGAGACAACACACCACTTGAATGGGACGAAATAGAAGAGCTTGGGCTGGGGCTGTTAGGCCTTAGTCCTTGCCTTCTGTATGACCTCACATTTCGAGAGTTTGGCAACGCGGTGCGCGGTCGCTACAAAGCTCAGGAGGCGCAGCAACGCGTGGACTGGGAACGTACGCGATGGCAAACCGCGTTACTGCTAAACGTACACACTAAGAAAGGAAGCAACGTAAGGCCTAAAGACCTTGCAGTGTTTCCTTGGGAAGAAAAGCCAAAGACTGGCATTCACACTGGCTGGGCACAGCTTAAAGCAATAGCAAAGAAAAATGGCGAAACTAGGCGACCTCGTAGTACGGATAGGAGCTGACACACGCGACCTGAACAAGTCGCTTGGTAAGGTGCAGCGCAACGTGCGCAGCATGACAGGCAACTTCACGCGGCTTGGCTCGACAATCACTAAGTCAGTCACGCTGCCGATTGTCGGTCTTGCTGCTGTTAGCGTTAAGGCGTTTCGCGATCAGGCCAAAGCTGTTGCGCAAGTCGAGCAAGGTCTGAAGTCAACAGGCAACGCTGCAGGCAAAACGTTAGGCGAGCTGCAGAAGATGGCCAGCGACCTGCAAAAGACGACATTGTTTGGCGACGAGGACATCCTGCAAAACGCTACGGCCCAGCTGCTGACGTTCACCAACATCGCAGGCCAGCAGTTTGACCGCACGCAAAAGGCTGCGCTTGACCTTGCCACACGTCTTGACGGTGATCTAAAGAGCGCAAGCATACAGCTGGGCAAGGCGTTGAACGACCCGGTGGCCAACTTGTCTGCGTTGTCGCGGTCAGGCATTCAATTTAGCGCGGAGCAGAAAGAGGTCATTAAGTCACTGGCAGAGACGAACAGGCTTGCAGAGGCGCAGACGCTCATTCTCGACGAGCTGGAGAAGCAGTACGGCGGCAGTGCTGAGGCTGCTGCACAAGCAGATGGCGGCATTACGCAGCTTGGCAACGCCATTGGCGACCTCGGCGAGGAAATGGGCAAGGTTGTGCTGGACAACATCAGGCCATTGGTTGCAGGCATTCGCAGCATTGTGGAAAGCTTGTCTGGCGCGTCTGGCACAACCAAACAGTTTGTGTTTGAGGTTGGTGTCATGGCTGCAGCGCTTGGGCCTGTTTTGCTGTTGTTGCCTAAAATTATTGCAGGCATCACTGCACTGCGCGGTGCGTTCCTCGTTTTAAACACAGCGATGTTGGCGAACCCAGCGCTTGCCGTAGTTGCGGCCATTACTGCACTGACCACAGCTGTTGTGTTGTTCCGCAACCGCACAGTTGATGCTGTTGAGGCCAATGACAAGTTCATTGAATCACTGCAGGGACTTGACAAGCAAGCGCAGATAAACCACGCGAAGGAACAGGTGCGTTTGCTAGAGCAGGAGCGTGCGCAGCTGGCAGCAGCACAGCGTGCAGAGATGGCGGCGCAGGCAGTGGGCGCCTTGGGTGATAAGTTTGACAAGCAAGTGGCACGCGGCAGTGCGCAGCGTTACACCGAGCAGATTAAAGCGCTAGACGAGCGCATTGCCGACCTAGTGCTGCGTGTGCGCGACATGCACCAGACACAAGATGAGGTCAACGTGCAGGTCAAGGACGCAGCAAATGACACCCGTGTGTACAGCACGGAGATGGGCAAGCTCACAACTAAAACCATTGAGCAGGCCAACGCCAACAAGGTGCTGCAACAGTCAACATGGAATGTGGGCATGATGATCGAGGAGGTGCAGGACAAGACAACGCAGTTTGGCTTAACACTGACTGGCGCCTTCGAGTCGGCAGCACGCAGCGCAGAATCATTTGCAGACGCACTGCGCAGCATCACAGTTGACATCGTAACACAGTACCTGCGTCAGGCGGCAGCTGCTGCACTTGCATCGGGCAACATCCCAGGCGCTGTGGCATTGGCAACAGGCAGCGGTTTAATACAGCGCGCAGGCGTGCCAGCACTGGCCAACGGCGGCCTGGCATACGGCCCAACTATGGCAATGGTCGGCGACAACAGAAACGCAGCGATTGATCCTGAAGTTGTGGCGCCATTGAGTAAATTGAAAGACATGATGGGCGTCGGCGTCGTCGAAGTTGTTGGACGCATTAAGGGCGACGACATCTACTTGAGCAACGCACGCAACAGCAGCGCCCGCAACCGTTACGCATGAGCAGCTACCTATTTGCCAAAGGAGTAGGCGAGTCCTTGAATGAGGACAGCTACGAGGTGCGCATCATTCGCACTGCAGCTGGCAGCGATCAGACGACAGAGTTCAGTCTAGCGGCCAACGGCTTTGCGCTGCGCTACGAAAGCGTGGAGGACAGCGCGCTGGTGCCAGGCATTGTGCACTCCCGCTGCGAGGTGACGACACTGTGGCCTGCAGCCATCGACAGCAAGCTAAACACACTGCTGACAGGCCTAGCCACCAGCGAGGACGGTGACTACTTGCTAGAGGTGCTGCGCGACAGCACACGCATTTGGGTGGGCAGCATACTGGTTGAGGAATTTAGCGTTGACGAGGACAGCACCAACAAAGAGGTTCGCATTGTGGCGACGGACGCGCTGAGCCTGCTTAAGCACGTCGACTACAACGACGACGGCACAGCCTACAGCGGCTACCAAACGGTGTACGACATCCTGAAAAACATACAGGAGAAGTGGAGTCTGTACACATACCTGGACGAGCAGAACAGCGGCACAGAGTACAGGCTGGCGTGGGCGGAGGACGTGTACAGCGAGGACGACTATATCATGGCTGCGGAGACGCACCCAGCAGGCACAGACTTGAAGAGCATTAAGCGCTCGCGCATCCACACAAACCCGTGGAGCAATGTGAACAGCAGCGGCGCTACAGAATACATTAGCTGCTACGACCTGTTGCAATCGCTATGCCTGACATATCAGTGGCGCCTGTACAGCTACGGCGACGCATGGCACCTGCTGCCAGTGGCGCTGGCTGGTGAGCGCACGCCTGGCACAGTGCTGCAGTGGAATGGCACAGAGGTAGACCGCGACGTGATTGCGCAGTACGATTTTCAAAAGGACGCATCCAACGACGTGCGGCAGAAAGACGCAGGCTGGCGCATCAGCTACACACCACCACACAACGAGGTGCGCGTGACGCGTGACACTAACGACGGCGCAACAGTTATCAGTTCATTCAACTTTGCAGCTGCTACTGCGTTGGCAGATGCGGACATCGTGTACCCTGGCATAGACACAGAAAGCAGTGAAGTGTTTTACGAGATGCGCGGGCGGCTTAAGTTCACACAGTCGGCACAGAGCGTCACAGGCTCACCTATTGCTGAGCTTATGCTGCGCTTTACAATCGCCTGGGGCGACAGCAGCACAGAGTATTACGTCAACACTGTGGCTGACAACAGCGGCCTGCTTACTGGCTGGGCATCGAGCAACGGCAATTACGACGGCATTCCTGTTATTGCCGTCAATCCAGACTACAGCGCAAGCGCAGGATACTTCTACGTTAAGGCGCCAAATGACAGCGGCGTGTATGACGTGGAGCAAGATATTGAACGCTTCGTCGACTTTGTGTTTATTGTGCCACCGCCACAAACGCAGAAAACGGGCCTGACAGTTACGCCTGACTTCATCGTGTGGGACGCAGGCGGCGCCAACAACAGCACGTACAAGACCGCAGTCACGGCGACCTTCGTCGATTTTAAGGTTAGCAAGTTTAGCGGCGACCTGCTAGAGCTGATTGCGGATTACGACATTGTGGCCAACACCAGCACAGGACGCGGAGCGCTGCAGCTTGGCACTACGCACGTCGGCCAGCTAGGCGCAAGCATGGGCCGCATCGACGTGCAGACCAGCGCTGGCGTCTATAGCACGTCAAGCAACTGGGTATGTCAGGACAACGACACTGCGCGGGCCATCAACACGCTGCTGGTCGAGGAGACGCTGGCACGCCACAACAAACCCAAGGGCGTAGAGCGCGGCAGCATTGTGCTGCGTGGCACTAGCGCAGCGGTACCGCAACCGTTCAACTTCTACAAAGACCTGGACACTGCGACGTTCTACGCGCCCGTTAACTGGCAGCTGAACGCCACGGCCTGCGAGATTGACGTGACGCTGCGCAAGACAGGGCGCGACGCGATTAGCATGACGACGCAGGAGCAGGGCACAGGCAAAGGGCCAGACACGCCCATTGGCGGCAGCACAGGCCAGGACCCTGTGACAGCACTGCCAAACACGCGCGGCTACAACCAGCAAGCAGCTGATAAGTTTGGCGGCGATTTTTCAAGCATCATTGGCAGCAGGACGCTGGAGGCGTATTACACCGTGGTGAACGACGGCACAGGGCGCCGCGTGTCGCACCAGGGCGAGTCGCCAGCCTCGGGCTACAACATCCAGCGCCGCATATGGCTGATTGAGAAAGGGCTGCAGGACGGCGCAGACAGCGGTTGGAAGTCAAGCAGCAGACAGCCACAGCCTAACGACACAATACAGGACGCGTTTACGCTGATTGATGAGGTCATGGCCATCGACGAGGACCACGGCAGCTACACCTTTCTGATCAGCTACGAAGAGGTGGGCGACGACTTGCTGGACAACTATAGCGGCGCGACAGCAGCGTATGGCCTGCGACGTCTGCGCGCAGCCTACACGGGCAACGCAATCGAGGTGACAGACGGCAGCACTACGCAGGATATTGGCTTTGACAGCAACGGCGAGCTAGATCAAAGCGCGCTGGAGACCTACGCGAATGGCGCAGAAGTCAAAGTGTCGAAGTGGTACGACCAGACGACTAACGGTCGCACGTTGTCACAGACCAGCGACGCCGCGCGGCCTACAATTACAGACAGCAGCGGCAACATGCTTACGTTAAACGGCAAGCCTGCCATGAAGCTAAATGGTGCGCAGTCGTTGCCAGCCACGGCTAACTTCAACGCCAACGTCAACGTCACAGAGCTTGTCGCAGCATGGGTCGGCAGCGTGAATCAGCTTACAGCGGGCAACAACATGGTAAGCCACTGGGCAAGCAGTACAGGCAGCCAAGTGTTTCAGGTGCAGTTCACAGCCAGCAACGACAACCTGCGCTGGGCGACACGATACAGCAACGGCGCGTTACATACCACTGACAACGGCAGCGCCATCACAAGCGGCGCGCAGTACATCGTTGTTGGCATGGCTCAGCACAACGACCACGAAGCAGACTTTGACGGCACGAATGTGATTGGCGGCACACCAGGCGCACACGTCAACGATGCGACAACCAGCTTCCGCGTCGGCGCACGCAGTGACAACAGCGCTGGCGCACACACTGGCTTTACGCAGGAGGTCGTTGTATTTTCACGCAGTGTGGCGCTGAACGACCACGAAGCCATCGCCGATACTATTAACGAATATTACAGCAGCTACTGATGGAGTGGATAATTGTCAAACCGCAAGGCTCACTGAACAGCTACGACAGGGCTAAGGCCATCACGCGCGAGCTGTACAACATCAGCAGGCCCGTGTATTTGCAGGGCGACAACGAGGCACTGGCGACGTGCTTTGAGATGATCACGCACCCAGACGACGACTATCAGGCAGCGCTGATTGTGGACACGGACTACCGCATCCGCGTGCACGAAAACTGCAATTTGGAGCGGTTGACGGCGTGCTTTCCTGAGCTAACAGCAAGCAAGCGCTACAGCCTTGCTGCGCACATCCACCAGAACAACTACGTTCGTTTCGGCGACATACTGCCAGACACAGTGACGGTGCGCGACAGAGTATATATGTTAAAACAAGGATGGGACGTGAACGATGAATGAGTTAAAATGTTACTTGCAAAACGCTTTGAACGTCACATACGTTGGCAGCGTACTGGTTGGATACGTGGACGACGCTGTGACTATATGCGCAGGCCTTACATTGATGTGGTGGAACATTGAGCGCGCGCTGAAGGTGCGTAAAGAGCGACAAGACAATGAGGTACTTTAACTATTGCGAGTTTGACAGCCCAGACGAGCTGGGCAGCGGGCACAACATGGACGAGGACTTTCTGCAGATGCTTGACGACGCGCGGGAGTTTGCAGGCGTGCCGTTTAAAATCACCAGTGGATACCGCACCGAGGCGCACAACCACGCAGTAGGCGGATCGCGTAGCAGCTCACACATGAAAGGCCTGGCAGCAGACATTGCCTGCGGCAGCTCGCGTGAGCGCATGGAGATTGTTACGGCGTTGCTACATGTCGGCTTTGACCGCATCGGCATCGGCGACGGGTTTATTCATGTAGACGCAGACGTTGAAAAAGATGAAGCAGTTCTCTGGACTTATTACTAAGGCACTTGCAGGCGCTGACCTTACGGAGGCGTTCAAAACCAAGGGCGACCTGAAGCGCTGGAGTGCTAAGCGCACCGTGGGCGGCATGATCGCCACAACAGCTTGCTACGACATCGGCACGCACGGCATAAGCTGGGAGGCGGTTTGCATGTGTGCTATTGCTGTTATACCTTTAACAGCGAGCATGTTTGAGAATCGTGCTTTGCAGGTGTAAAGTCATCGAGATTGGTTAGTGAAGGGCTGGCGTATGCTGGCCCTTTTTTTGTAGCTTTGATTCATCGAAAGTTTTTTTGAAGGTGGGTATATCGGCTGCAACCGTCCCACCTTTTTTCTTGCTCCATAGTCAGCAAACAGCCTGACACACAACAAACCGCGTCAGGGCATAACCTGAGTAAACACACGCATGTGGAAAACTATGGGTGCCGTTTGGATGCCGTTTGGATGCCACTGTGTAACATTGTGCCATGACTGACCTCAAACCTAACGGCATATCACACAGCGTGGTGCCAGACAAACCGATGACGTACAACGAGTGGATGCAGTATATCCACGCACAAAACCAATCAAAATGACGCACGACTACATGCACCAGGCTTACGGCCACTACACGCGCCGCAACGGCCCAGACTTTCGTGAGGGCAGCTACAAGTGCCTGCCAGATGCCGGCGCACAGTTTATGCGCGAACGCATGCGCGACATGGACTTTCGATGCTTCCAGGACTTTCGCCACAAAGAGCGCAAAGAGATTACGCGCTGGTGGTTTAAAGATGAGCAAACGGTGCAAGCAAGGCTGCAGGGCATTCAAAGCATGGGCTACGAGGCCTGCGGACCAATCACGAGATCATGATTGAGTACATGAACAATTACCCAATACGAGTACACCTTCGCATGACGGAGGAACAACGCGACGAGCTGCAACGGCGCGCTAATCAACTTGACATCAGCACTGCAGCACTGATGAGACTACTAATCAAACAACTCAAAAACATTAAAAACGATGAGTTTTATTTCTGAAGACTTCGCAACAGCGAACAACAACGCAGGCAGCTACTTCCGCCCTGCAAAAGACAAGACTAGCAAAGTGCGCATTCTGAGCGAGAAAGGCTTGGAAGGCTACGTGCTTTGGACAGAGGACAACAAGCCTGTGCGCTGGCACTGGAAGGACAGCAAGCCAGAAGCCAACTATCGCGAGGGCGACAAGCCGCGCAAGTTTTTGGCCGTGGCTGTGTGGAACTACGACGATCAGTGCGTGCAGGTGTGGGAGATCACGCAGAAAAGCGTGTTTGACGCATTGCACGAGATTACCAAAGAGCCAGACTTTGGACATCCCAACACCTTTGACATCCGCATCACGCGCAAGGGCGAAGGGTTGGAGACGAAGTACACAGTCATCCCAGTGCCTGGACCAATCTTGCCAGACGTCGAGAAAGCAATGGCCACGTTGAGCGTCAACCTCGACGCATTGTTGAACGGAGAAGACCCATTCGCATGAAAATTAGCCAACTAACCCATCACGAACGGTTTGAACGTTTTAAACAAATGCGGCGCAACCCAACGTCAATGTTTTATCATCCAGACGCAGAATTGATTGAGGAGGCGCAGTTCATCAAGAATTTGCATCAGTTCCATCCAAGGCTGCACAAACTGCTCATGCAGGCTTTGGACAGAAACACGCCAAATCATTATGAGCGAACGTGAGTTTCTCGGCATCTGGATACCTGCAGAAGTGTGGTTAGATGATCGGCTCACAATCACAGAGAAGGCGTTTTTGGCGGAAGTCGAGTCATTCAGCAAGAATGGCAAGACCTTCCACAAAAGCAATGACACAATCCGGCAGCAGTATGGCATCACGCCAAAGACAGTCCAGCGCATCATCAAAAAATTGGTGCAGCTGGAGCTGCTGGAGTGTTACTTCAATGGCCGTGTGCGACATTTGAGCCTAGGCAGACTCGTCAAAATGTCGACTCTGCATCGTCAAAATGTCGACTCTGCATCGTCAAAATTCCCACATACTAATACAGTAGAAAGAACAACTAAGAATACATCTAAAAAAGAGGTTGTGTATCCATTCACCGAAACTGAGTTTCTGGAGATGTGGAAGACATGGCTGCAGGAGCGTCGTGACAGGCGCTACAAGAATTACACCGACAATGGCGAGCAGGCAGCACTGCACAACCTCAAAAAAATGAGCAACGATGACTACAGAACCGCAATCGCAATCATCCAGCAAAGCATTGCGCAAGGCTGGCAAGGACTCTTTGAGCTTAAAGGAGCAAAAAGCGGAAAACGGCCTGAGCTTGATAGAGAACAAGCACTTGCATGGGCTACTGGAAAACAGTAGACAAGCAATGCATGGCATGACAGTTTCGCAAGCGTACAAGCGCGGTTTCTCACTGAGCAAAGCGCTGAAGGCGGAGCCAGCCAAGGTGCGCCTGACAATGCTTGCAGAGCTGGAGCGCCTGGTGCGCCACGTGAACGCCACGCGCACCTTCCAGACGCAGACAGACCTTCAGGATGCAGTGGAGGACATCTGCGAGCTGTTCCCAAGCATGAAGCTGGAGGAGGTGCTGATTGCATTTAAGCAAATCAGACAGGGCCGCTTTGACTTGTACGGCAACTTCACCACAAACGTGCTGATTGACTGCATCCGCAATTACGAGATGCAGAATACAGTTACAATGCGTGAACAGGAGCACGTTGAAAACAAGAAGCAGCAAGTGGAGACAGCAGCCATCGACTGGCAGAGATTGAAGCGCGACCTGGATGCAGAAGGACTGCTGAAGACACCGCGCAAGGTGTTAGACAGGACGTTCATACCTTATCCCAATGACAAAGAGGATGCAGCAACCACGGAGCAACACTGGCAGCAAGGCAAAACGAAAGGCGAGGCGAAAGCGCAGCGAGAGGGCAATACTGACGAGCAGGCTCGATAGATGCTTCAGCTGGTTTGTGCGACTGCGCGACAGCGACAGCAAAGGCATCTGCGAGTGCATCACATGCGGCAAGCGCGAGCACTGGACGAAGGTGCAAGCTGGGCACTTTATCAGCCGCAAGTACATCGCCTCGCGATGGATGGGCATCAACGTATTTGCCCAATGCGCTGGATGCAATATGCAGAGCGGCGGCCAGCAGTGGTTGTACAGCAAAGCACTGGAGCGCATGTACGGCAAAGGCGTGTGCGACGAGATATTTGAAATAGCGACAACAGGAAAACGACCAACCAATGACAAACTCAAAGAATGGATTGAATACTATGAAGCCAAAGTTGCAGCCATACTCGCAGAGAGAATTGCGGCAGATCGCAGCTTCAATCGAAGCATACCGGAGAACCTCACAAGAAGAATACACGTGGACAGACGCGGACGGAAAGCTGCACGCAGAGAGCAGATTGATACACAGCGGCAGCAAGGCGAATGAATGGCTGCACGTCATTGCCAAGGACTTGTATGTGCAAGCAGCCAGACCGCGCAGGAAAGGAGAACTAAAGGTGATTGGCACTACATGAGCTATGGCACGCGTCACACGAAAGGACAGGACAGCGCTACACAACAAGCGCACCAGCAAGCCGTTTGCCAAGCGCAAGCAAGACAAGCGCTACTGGAGCGTCATGTGGCGCAAGCTGAGGCTGGCGTTCCTCAAGCAACACCCAGTGTGCGCAGCGTGCGGCTGGCAGGCGAACGTCGTAGACCACATCAGGCCAGTAACGCAGGGCGGTGGCTTCTACGACGTCCACAACCTGCAGCCACTGTGCACGCCATGTCACAACCGCAAGAGTGCCAAAGAGAGGGCTGGTACGATGACGCAACGTGGACCTGGGGAGACTACTACGAAGACCTCTGCTACATCACATACGAATGACCAAGATTGAATACACCCACGAGCGCGACCTGCGCTTTAGCCAATGGATACGGCGTGAGCTGCCTGACAGCCGGCGCGACGGCTTGACTGTGTTCGACGTGGACTTTGTGCTGCGCAACTACAAGACTGAGCGGCTGGCGTTCATCGAAGTCAAGTGCAAGCGACGCAAGCCAGAGATAGCACAACGCCTGACGATGACGCTGCTTGACAGCATCATGCAGCTGGGCACGCCGCGCGTCGGTGGCAACTGGAAGTACGTCGGCTATTGGCTGTTGCAGTTTGAGAACACAATGCCAGACGACGGCAAGGTGTGGATTGATGACATCGAGGTGACAGAGCAAGAGCTGAAACATTGCCTTGGCCACATCATCCACCCAAGCGACCGGGTAGCCCATGCAGAAAATCAATACACAACGAGGTAACATCCCAGCGTCAGTCACGCGCAGGGTGCGGCCACAAAAAACTAGAAGGGTATGACAGCACAACAGACTAAGAAGTACAACGACCTGCTCAACCAGTACGAGAAGCGGGCAGACTTGACACCAGGACAGCAGCAACTGCTGTACACATTGGCCTGTGTCACAATCGAAGAGAAGCACCTGCAGGATTACTGCGACGAGCACGGCACGTGTTACCAGGTAGTGGGCAAATCAGGCGACACCTACAGCCGCATGCGTCCAGAGTGGCAGCAGCTCAAGGAAGCGCGCCACCGCAAGCAGATTATCATCACGCGCCTGGAGAACTGGATTGGCGAGGGCAGGGAAGTGGCAGACGAAGAGGAGAAGTACTTTGGCTGATTACCACTTCGACGACGCATCAGCTGATCGCGCTGTTGAATTCATCGAGCGTTTCTGCACGCACGTCAAGGGCGAGCTGGGCGGCAAGCCGTTCCTGCTGGAGAAGTGGCAGAAGGACGACATTATCCGCCCGCTGTTTGGCTGGAAGAAAGAGGACGGCACGCGCAGATACCGCACGTGCTACGTCGAGATTCCACGCAAGAACGGCAAGTCGAACCTGAGCGCGGCCATTGCACTGTACATGTTGTTTGCGGATGGCGAGCCAGGCGCAGAGGTGATCAGCGCAGCGGGCGACCGTGGTCAGGCAAACATTGTGTTTAACATCGCGCAGGAGATGATTAACAACAGCCGCCACTTGCGCAGCAGGTCGCGAGTACTTCGCAACGTGGTGAGCTATAAAAGCAGCTGGTATAAGTCAATAAGCGCGGAGGCCTACACCAAGCACGGCCTGAACTGCCACGCTGTAATATTTGACGAGCTGCACACGCAGCCAAACCGCGATTTGTGGGACGTTCTAACCACATCAACAGGCGCACGGCGCCAGCCGCTAATCATGGCACTAACTACAGCGGGCCACGATCGGGCCAGCATCTGCTACGAGGTTCACGAATATGCCAAAGGCGTGCGCGACGGTGTGATTGACGACGACACGTTTTTGCCTGTGCTGTACGCTGCAGACATTGACGACGACTGGACAGATGAGGCGACGTGGCGCAAGGCAAACCCAGGCTTTGGCAGCATCTGCCACAAAGACTACTTCGAACAAGCTGTTAAGAATGCCAAGGCCAACCCGAGCATGGTCAACAGTTTCCTACGTTTGCACCTAAATATTTGGACCTCAGCAGAAACGGCCTGGATTCCTGACGACATCTGGATGAAGGGCGCCAAACCGATACCGTATGACAGGCTTCACACACTTCCTTGCTATGGCGGCCTCGACCTTGCATCTACACAAGACCTCACTGCATTCGCGCTACTTTTTGCTGACGTGGAGCACGATTGTCTGTATCTGCTTGTTCATCAGTTTGTCAACTCAGAAAAAGCGCACACCAAGAAATTGAGCGCGGGCATTGACTACATTGCTTTTGAACGCGAAGGCGACATCACAATTACGCCAGGCAACGTCACGGACTACAGGATTGTGAAAGACTACATCAATGCACAGTGCGCCAAATACGACGTGCGCAGCATTGGCTACGACCCACGGTTTAGCACCTACATTGTGAGCGAGCTGGAGGCCGACGGCGTGCAGATGGCGCCAATGGCTCAGAACATTACAACGATGAACGGCCCAACGAAGGAGTTTGAGATGGCCGCAATGAAGGGCCAAATCATCCACGGCGGCAATCGCTGTATGCGCTGGCAGATGGGCTGCGCTGTGGTGTACACAGACGTGAACGAAAACAAGCGCGTGACGAAGGAGAAGCAGGAAAACAAGAAAGTGGACGGCGTGATCGCCAGCATCATTGCCATGAACGAATACTGCCACACATTGGGCGCCGACGATTTCTTTTTCGACGTCTTGGATTTGTGACGTAACTTGCTTATATTCTAGATTCACTCGCACTGCATGGCCACACTCACAGACCGTCTTAGCGCCTTGTTCCGCTACCGCGTGGGCAAGTACAACAGCCAGACAATCGAGGCCGAGATGGGCATCAACCCAATCGTGCGCAGCGGCGTCAATGTAACGGAGCAGAGCGCACTGGCCATTTCTACAGTGTATGCTTGCATCAACAAGATTGCGAGCACAATCAGCAGCTTGGGCCTGGAGATTTACGTGCAGGACGGGCGCAACATGGAGGTGGCCAACCAGCACCCAGCGTATGACCTGATTACTGCAGCGCCCAACGAGCACCAAAACGCCTATGACTTTTGGGAGACGCTGATGAGCAGCGCGCTCATGTACGGCTGCGGTTACGCCATCATTGAGCGCAACACACGAGGTTATGCAGAGCGCCTCGTACCTGTGAGCTACTACGACGTGGACGTGAAGGAGGTGGAAGGCGAGCGGGTGTTTGTGATTCGCGACTACGGCGCCGTGACGCAGGACAACATGCTGGAGATTTCTTGCATGAACAAGATGTCGCCAATTCGCCTGCATCGCGAAAACATTGGTCTGGCCAAGGCGGCGCAGGACTTTGGCAGCGAGTACTTCGGGCAGAAGGGCCAGATGACTGGCGTGCTGGCATCAGACCAGCCACTGCGCAAGGAGCAGATGGACGTGATTCAGAACAGCTGGAACCAGAGCGCAATGAACGCGGGCACCAAGCTGCTGCCGTTTGGCTTCAAGTACCAGCGCATCACGATCACGCCAGACGAGGCGCAGTTTATTGAGACGCGCAAGTTCCAAGCAGAAGAGATTTGCCGCATCTACAGCGTGCCCACGTCGCTGGTGCAGCTGCCGTCGCAGACGACCTTCAACAACGTTGAGCAGCAAAACCTGCAGTTTGCACGTCACACGATTGCACCGTGGGCCAAGCGCATTGAGCAGGAGATTGACCGCAAGCTGATTCAGAGCTTTGAGCGGCCAGAGGTGTACAGCAAGTTTAACATGAACGACCTGTACCGTGGCGACCTTGCAGCTCGCACCAACTTCTACCAGCAGATGCTGCAGAGCGGTGTGATGAGCATCAACGAGGTGCGGGCCAAGGAGCAGATGAACCCTGTGGAGGGCGGCGACGTGCACACAGTGCAGATCAATCAAATCGCGTTGGACCGCCTTGGCGAGTACAGCGACAAAGTTTCAAACGATGGAGGACAACCAACAGTATAAAGACGCTGAAAAGCGGACAATGGGCACCATTGAGGTGCGCGAGGCCGACAGCGACGACATGGTGCTGGAGGGCTACGCCGCTGTGTTTAACAGCGAGACAGACCTCGGGCACTTTCGTGAAGTAATTAAGCCAGGCGCATTTGACGACGTGATGACCAACGACGTGCGCGCGCTGATCAACCACGACCCGAATTTGATTCTTGGACGTACCGAGAACGGCACACTGGAATTGAGCACAGACGAGCGCGGGCTGAAGTACCGCGTCAAGCTGGGCAACCAACAGTATGCCAAAGACTTCTACGAGAGCGTGAAACGCGGTGACATTAGCCAGAGCAGCTTTGCATTCACAATCAAAGACCAGAGCTGGAACGAAGAGCGCACCGTGCGCAGCGTAGATAAGGTGCGGCAGTTGTTGGACGTGTCACCTGTGACCTATCCAGCATACGCAGCCGCCACGGTGCAGGCGCGTGATCAACAGCTTGAGCTTGACGACGCTATCGCGGAAGCGGTGGCTGATACAGATACAACTACAAACGAACCACAAATTCAAGAACCCATGAATCTCAACGAGATGAAGGCAGTGCGCGCTAAGCACGCGGACCGCTTCGAAGAGTTGGTGAACGTCGCAGAAACTGAAAATCGCGACTGGACCAACAACGAACAAGAAGAGGCTAACCTCTGCAAGCGCGAGGTCGAGCGCCTCGACGGCAAGATTGAGCGCCGCCAGGCAGCTGAGGACATGATCACACGTCAGGCCCAGATGGGCGGCGCGTCAGTGTCTGAAGCCAAGGAAATCAACAAAATCAACCGTTCTTTCAGCCTCTCGCGTGCTGTGCAAGCTGCCAGCTTTGGCAAGGCACTCGAAGGCGCAGAAGCTGAGTGGGCGCAGGAGGCGGCTAAAGAGTACCAGATGCGCGGCCTGCAGATGAGCGGCCAGGTTGGTATTCCAGCGTCAGCATTGTTTCGTGCTGGTGCTGCCGACGACTTCCAAGCTGACAGCGGTGACGGCTCTGGCTTTGTTGCTACTTCTGTCCCTGGTGTGATTGACGCCTTGCGCACACCCACTATGGCTGAGCGCGTCGGTGTTACTACAATCAACAACGCTACTGGCAACCTCAAGTTCCCACGCGTTTCTGCCAAAGCTGCAGGTACCGAGGAAACAGAAGTTTCTGCTGATGCTGCATCAGGCTTGGAGTTGGACGAGGTGACACTCTCGCCAATCCGCGTGGCTGCCAACACCAAGTACAGCAAGCAGTTGATTCTGCAGGGCGGTGCTCAGGTGGACGCTATGATCTCACGCGAGTTGGCTGCTGGTATCAATGAAACCATTGACAAGGCTGTGTTTGCTAAGGCTGCCGCTTCTGCTGGTACTATCGTGGACAAGGCTGATGTTGCGCTGGCATCTTCAGACGTGTTTGCTATGCAGAAGGCTGTGTTGGCCGCTGGTGGCGATTTGTCACGCTGCGCATTTGTTGGCTCACCTTCTGCAATGGAGATTGTGAAGGGCGAGGCTGCTGTCGCTTCTGTCAGCGCTTTGGTTAACAACAACAGCATCGACGGCTACAGCACATACTTCACACCAAACTTGGTCGACGCCGACGCTGGCGGCGCTGGTTTGGGTGCGTTGTTGTTTGGTGACTTTAGCTTGGGCATGGTGTTGGCGTTCTTTGGTGGCATTGACCTCTTGGTTGATCCATACAGCAACGCAGGCACAGCTCAGATTGCTTTGCACGTGAACAAGTTTTACGACGTGGACGTGCGCCAGGCCGGTGCATTGGCCTACACCAAGGACTTCGCATAAGATTGACTAACACGGGAAGCCTGGCAATTGGGCTGGGCTTCCTTTTTTTACATTACCATGCACGTAGTACGTCCAGCACACACATCAGGCATTAGCGTCGTCACATTGGCGGACGCTAAGGAGTTTCTGCGCGTCGACTCAAGCGACGAGGACACTACAATCACGGCGTTATTGGACGCGGCAGTGGCATGGGTTGAGGACTACTGCAACCGCAGCTTTACGGCGGGCGGCTCTGCAGTGTTTCACGTTGAACGGTGGCGCAACGCAGCGCTGGCTTACGGGCCAGTGACCGCCATCACACACGTCAAGTACGACGACACAACAGGCGCAGAGCAGACGCTGAGCACTGACAAATACTACATCGGCGCAGCTACGGACGGCAGCATGATGATCTACTTCCACGACACGCCAGACCTGGAGACCTACAACGCGCACCCAGTACGCGTGACGGCTGCGGTGGGTGTCGAGGAATCGGCTAACGTCAAGCACGCGGTGAAGATGCTGGTAGCGCACTGGTACGAGAACAGGCGCGCAGTAGTGACAGGAACAACGCCTGTGCAGGTGCCGTTGGCAGTGGAGTCGCTGCTGAGTGTTGAACGCATTATCGACCACAGGCAGTGAACATCGGCTTTTTAGATAGACGCATTGTCATACAGAGCGCCTCGCGCACTGCAGACGCGTACGGCCAGACTGTGCCGTCCTGGTCTACCTATGCCACGGTGTGGGCCGCCTTGGACAACAAGGCCGCCAGCAGCTCTGTGCTGCAGGAGCAGGAGACGAGCACGAACCGCGTCACGTGGCGCGTGCGCAGCAGCACAGAGACGCGCGCCGTGACGCCCAAGTACCGCATCAGCTACGGCGGCGACATATACAACATTCTCGCCGTGCAGGAGGTTGGCCGCAAGAGCGAGCTGCACTTTATTACTGAACGCGTAGTATCTGAGTGATGGCAAACAAGGTCAAAGCGGTACCGAACTTGCCACGTCAAGCACGTGCAGGCACACGCGTCCAAGTGGACGGGCTAAACGGCGTGCTCAAGAAGTTGGAGCGCCTGGCGTCATGGTCAGAAAAAGACTTTCGCAAGCTGGTGGAAATTAACGAGCGCGTGGGCGAGGTGTACAACAACAGTCTGCGTGCCAACATCAAAGATTTTGACCGCGACATTAAAGTGCAGTTTAAAGACCGCGCAGACATTATTGTAAAGCGCGGACAGCTGCGTCGCAGTGTTGGCGTTTGGCGTCCAGATCAGGAGCGCATTAAAACACTTGCAGGCCCACGCACAAACAATATCGGAGGACGCCGCAAGCGCGGCGTGCGCAAGAATAGCGACGGCTGGTTTGCACACATTGTGGAAGGCGGTGACAGCTTTGGCCGCAAAAAGCGCACGCGCAACACTGGTGTATTTGAGCGCAGCAAGCGCGCGACAGTTGGCCGTGCAAACGCTTTGCTGCTTAGATTGCTTCGTGCAGAGTTTAAACGCTGGATGAAATGAAGGTAGGAGCAGCCATATACAGCATGCTAAAGGACGACAGCGCGGTGGCCGCGTTGGTGGGCACGCGCATCTACCCAGAGCTGGCAGAAGAAGGCGCAGCCACGCCTTACGTGGTGTACTCTGTTGTGTCCAACACGCCCATTGACACAAAGGACAGCGCGCCAGTAGACGAGGCGCAGCTGGAGGTGTTTAGCGTGAGTGACACCTATGCAGCAGCCAACGACCTTGCAGACAAGGTGCGGGCGGCGTTGTCGCGGCAGAGCAAGAAAGTATACGGCACAGTAACAGTGCAGTCTGTGAAGTACACAAACGAGGTGACAGAGGTGAGCGCAGAACGCAACATGTACATTAGCGTGCAGGACTATACTGCTCGCACAATCATTGCACCGCCAGACTATTTGTTTAACAATTACGGCGGCGCGCTGGGCGCTTACAGCTTGCGAAAGCTGAACGGTCGTTACAACGGTCATGCTGTACGCGTGCGACGTGAGTCAGACAACAAGACAATCGACATCGGCTTTGACACAAGTGGCCAACTGTTGCAGAAAAAGTTGACCGACTTTTGCAATGGAACAAACGGCTACGTGTCGGTGCTTTTTGACCAAAGCGGCAACGGCAACGATGCTACGCAAACTGACCCAGCGACACAGCCGCAAATTGTGACAAATGGCGCGCTGTACATGGTAAACAACAAGCCAAGCATTTACTACAGCAGCACTACGTTGGTAATAGACGCACTGGCAGATAAGGAACGCCTCGACATTTACACGGCATACCAGACGACGGACACAGTGTATCTGTTATTTTCACATGCACCCGCTAGCGGTCGTTACAGTTGGGTTGTGCAAAACAATAGCACTTCAACAAATTTAGAGGCCAGTTACGTGCAACCAGGTGAAACGGGCGTACTGTATCGCAACGGCGTGCAGGTGACAATTGTAAATGGCACAACAACACGCGGAGATTTGTACACTGCACTAGTTGACAACCAAATGGGCCTGGAATTGCACGAGAATGTGCAGACTACAGATTGGAACACATTTTTGCTGAATGGTTACACAGGCTCACTGTTTCTCGACGGCTACGTGAGTGAATTGGTGGTATACGCCAGCGACCAAAGCGCCAACCGCACAGGCATTGAGTCGAACATGAACACATACTACAACATCTACTAATGAACGACTTTCTACTCAACAACTGGGGCGAGCTACTCATCGCTCTTATGGCATTTGTGAAGGTTGTGATTAACCTCACACCCACAGAAAAAGACAATCAGATTTTTGGATATCTGGACAGTCTGATTAATATGATTATTGCAGATCGCATCAAACCCAACAATAAGAAATAATGGCAGCAACAGCAGGAATTATGAACGGCTCGCAACTGCGGGTCCAGTTCGCAAACGCAGGCGGCGCACCAGTATTGGTCGACCACCTCACAGACTTGTCCGTGTCTTTTAGCACTGAGACACGTGACACGACAACAAAGAACAACGGCGGATACCGCGCAATTTTGCCCGGCCTCAAAACACTGAACGTGACCTTCACGGCATTCTATGCAGCAGACGCAACCAACGGCTACGAAGAATTGTTTCAGGACATGAAGGACGGCCAAAAGTTGGGCGTCACCATTGCGTCTTTCCAGCAGTCTGACGACACCGAAATCACAGACGACATGGACATCGACTTCGACGCGTACATCACCAGCTTGGAGTTGAGCGCAGGCACCGAGGACAACGCGTCCTACACTGCTACTTTGGAGTGCGTCACCGACCCAACATTTACGCCTAGCGCATGACGATTACCCTAGACGGACGGACATTCCCAGTCAAGGCGAACATGCGCGCATGGCGCAGCTTTGAGCAGGCGACTGGACACAAGGTGGCCAACATCGACAGCGAGGACGTCACACTGATGCCTGAGCTGCTGTTTTACTTTGTGCAGGAGGGCTGCAAGAAGCAGGGCATGACCTTCGACATGGAAGTGGACGACTTTCTGGGATTGATTGACGTGCAGGATTTGACTGCTGTTGTTGAGGTGATTGAGTCCTCCATGACTCCGCAAAAAAAAACGGAGAACAAGGAGACAACACACCACTTGAATGGGACGAAATAGAAGAGCTTGGACTCGGGCTGCTGGGCCTGAGTCCTTGCCTTCTGTATGACCTCACATTTCGAGAGTTTGGCAACGCGGTGCGCGGTCGCTACAAAGCTCAGGAGGCGCAGCAACGCGTAGACTGGGAACGTACGCGATGGCAAACCGCGTTACTGCTAAACGTACACACTAAAAAAGGAAGCAACGTAAGGCCCAAAGACCTTGCAGTGTTTCCTTGGGAAGAAAAGCCAAAGACTGGCATCCACACTGGCTGGGCACAGCTCAAAGCAATAGCTAAAAAAAATGGCGAAACTAGGAGACCTCGTAGTACGGATAGGAGCTGACACACGCGACCTGAACAAGTCGCTGGGCCGCGTGCAGCGCAACCTGCGTGGCATGACCAGCAACATCAAACAGCTGGGCCAAGACATGACGCGCAGTCTGTCGTTGCCATTGGCGGCAGTCGGCGCAGCAGCAGTCAAGAGCGCAGCAGACCTAGAGACGCTGGAGACATCATTTGTAAGCTTGACTGGCGGCGCAGAGCAGGCTGCCATGATGATGAAGCAGTTGAATGACTTCACTGCTAAGACGCCGTTCCAGATCGAAGCAGTAGCAAACAGCGCGCGCCAGCTGATTGCTAGTGGCACAGACATTAGCCAAGTTAACGACCAGCTGCAGTTTCTTGGCGACATTGCGGCGACCAGTGGAAAAAGCATTGACGAGATTACTGCGGTGTTTGCCAAGGTGCAGGCAAAAGGCAAGGTTGAGCTTGAGAGCCTTAACCAATTAGCAGAGCGAGGTATACCGATTTTCACAGCACTAAGCGAGGCGACAGGTCTGCCTGCTGAAAAGCTAGGCGCTGGACGTGTGACAGTCGAGCAGTTCAACGCTGTGCTCAAGTCCTTTGCAGAGGAGGGCGGTTTTGCATCTGGCGCTATGGAGCGATTGAGTCAGACCGCAGCTGGCAAATTTAGCACGGCGCTAGACAATGCAAAGCAGGCGCTTGCTGTTGTTGGTGAGAAACTGCTGCCGCTAGTGTCGCAAGGCCTCGACGCTTTGACATCTGCCTTTCGTGGGTTTGGGAATTTAAGCGACACAACTGTGAAGCTAGGGCTTGCAATTGGCACAGTAGTGGCGTCACTTGGTCCGCTGCTGGTGTTGTTGCCACAGATTGCAGCAGGCATTAAGCTGGTGAACTTCGCGTTCTTGTCGACGGCGCCAGGCGTGCTTGCTTTAAGCGTTGCCTTGGGCGCCATCGCTGGTTTGTTTCTGCGCGTTCGCAAAGAAGCTAAACAAGCCACAGATCAAGTGCGCCAACAAGAGGCTGCGCTGGTCAGCTTAAACAAGACGCAGCTTGCAATGGAGGCAGGCATTAAGTTGACAGGCGACACGACACAGGACGTAGCGCGCGCTGAAAAGTTCAGAGCTGACAGCCTTAGCAAAGTTGCTGATGCACAGGCAGAGTTAACTAGGCTAGAGGAAGCGGCTGCCCAAGGCGACGCACTAGTCAAAGCAGGTTTGCGCGACAAAATCGCAGCCCTTCGCGATTACATTAACACCTACGACCGCAGTGCAGAGGCAGCCACGCGATTGATTGAAGTGCTGCAGCATGAAACAGACGTGCTTAACAATAGCACGGCGGCAGTGCAGAACAACGTGGACACATTGGGCAAGCTGTTTAGCATGCTCGAGGAAATACAAGTAAGCGCAGCAGCTGCAACCATGACCATGGGTCAGTTCTTTAGTTTTCTAGAAAACTTCACAGTGCCTGCCATTGCAAACGGCATTGAGACAGTTACAGAGAGCGCCAACACTATGGCCAACGCAATAGGCTCAGCCTTTAGCAGCGCATCAGCGCAAGCCGCGTCATTCAAAGACTTTCTTGTTAATGTCACAAAAGATATTGTTGCTCAGTTTGTGCGCCAGGCTGCAGCTGCGGCATTGGCCAAGGGCAACATTGTTGGCGCTTTAGGTTTGGCAGTTGGCGGCGGTTTGTTCCAGCGCGTGGGCGTGCCAGCACTGGCCAACGGCGGCCTGGCATACGGCCCAACTATGGCAATGGTTGGCGACAACAGAAACGCAGCCATCGACCCAGAAGTTGTGGCGCCATTGAGTAAATTGAAAGACATGATGGGCGGCGGCGTCGTCGAGGTTGTTGGACGCATTAAGGGCGACGACATTTACCTGAGCAACGCACGCAACAGCAGCGCCCGCAACCGTTACGCATGAGCAGCTACCTATTTGCCAAAGGAGTAGGCGAGTCCTTTAACGAGGACAGCTACGAGGTGCGCATCATTCGCACTGCAGCTGGCAGCGATCAGACGACAGAGTTCAGTCTAGCAGCCAACGGCTTTGCGCTGCGCTATGAGAGCGTAGAGGACAGCGCGCTGGTGCCAGGCATCGTGCATTCACGCTGCGAGGTGACGACGCTGTGGCCTGCAGCCATCGACAGCAAGCTGAACACTCTGCTGACAGGACTGGCCACCAGCGAGGACGGCGACTATTTGCTAGAGGTGCTGCGCGACAGCACTCGCATTTGGGTGGGCAGCATACTGGTTGAGGAATTTAGCGTTGACGAGGACAGCACCAACAAAGAGGTTCGCATTGTGGCCACGGACGCGCTGAGCCTGCTTAAGCACGTCGACTACAACGACGACGGCACAGCCTACAGCGGCTACCAAACGGTGTACGACATCCTGAAA